TGGGCACCAATGGGCGGCACTATGGCGACCTGGATCGCCTGGAGCAATCCATCGAGGACCTGGCCCAGGCCCTGAATACCAGGCTGGACCAGCAGTTGGGCAGGATCAAAGAGGGCGCATCGAGCACCGAGGCTGCCCAGAGCCCCCGGGAGCGGCTGGCCACCCGATTTATGGATACGGCTGTGCGGCTCGCCAGCGGAGGCAGGGTGGATGAGGAGATGGCCGATCAGTTCGAGCAGGCCATCGATATGTTCGATATCGCGGCCGATTTCAAGCGCAAGTCGGAGACGGCCACGGATGCGGCAGAGAGCGCGGCGATCAAGCACAAGCGGGGGAGATGACCCCGTATCTCATCAAGATGATCGCGGCGTCAAAGGACGTCGCCCTGGTGCTGAGCCTGGTGTTCAACCTGATCGCCTGCGGGGCCATTTATAAATTATGGCGGAGCCGTGAGACTCTCCAGGATAAAGTAACCGCGCTTCTCAGCCAGGTGATCGAGGAGCTCAATCGCAGGTATTGGAGCGAACGGGGAAAATGAGAATAAAAAACAAGCTCAGGCGTACGCTCAAGCAGCTCATACTCTTTTTAAGTATCCGGGCGCTCGAGCAGCATATCCAGATGCTCAGGGAACAGAATGCGCGGTAGGAAATACAGCCCGGAGCTCAGGCAGGAGGCCGAGGATCTCTGCGTGGAGGACGGCCTCACCTATGAGGAGGCAGGTGCAAAGACGGGCGTGCCGGTCAAGACGCTCAAGCGCTGGGGCATCGAGGGACGTTGGCAGGAGCTGAGAGGCGAATACCGCCAGGTACAGCGCGATCTCAAACGGAATCTCAGAAAGCTCCGTTTGAACCTCATGAAAAAGATGGCCGACAGCGAGACTCTCGACCCGCAAGCCTTCTTTGCGCTGATCCGGCTCGAGAACCTGGCCCTCCAGCGCGAGAGAAAGGCCGAGGACAGGATACCCGATATCGACCGGCCAAAATTATTCCTCGAGGGCCTGGAGTTTATCGCGGAAACCCTCAGGGAGATTGATCCGGAGGGACTGAAGATCCTCTCGAGGGATTTTGAAATTATCATAAACCGATTTAAGGAACGGCATGAAAAAGCGGCCTAAGATCACCGAATACCGATTCGACCAGTGGGCCGAGGATCTCAAGTCCTGGATCCAGGAGAGCGTCTCGCCCTTTGAAAATGATACCCCGGAGAAGCAGGCCGAGCGAAAGTCCCGCGCCAAGTGGGACAAGCTCTTTTTCATGGAGACCTATCTGCCGCATTACTTTTTCAAGCCCTTCGGTGAATTTCATGAGGAGTGGGCCGAGCTGGGTGATCTCAGAGATGAGGCCGCCTTTGTGGCCGCACCCAGGGAGCACGCAAAATCCACCTTCTTCACCTTCGGAGATCCTATCCACGATATCTGCTATGAGCTCAGGCACTTCATAGAAATCATCTCAGACAGCCATGAGCTTGCTACACAATTCACGCTCCCGATCCGGCTTGAGTTCGAGGACAATCCTCGCATACGCCACGACTTCACGGACCTGAAAGGCCGTAGCTGGGCTGAAGATGACTTTGTCCTGAGAAATGGCATAGAGGTGCTGGCCCGAGGCAAAAAAGACAAGCTCAGGGGCCTTAAAAACCGCCAGTGGCGGCCTGATAAGATCATCGTGGATGATTTCGAGAACGATGAAAACGTGGCCAATCCCGACCTGGTAAAGAAGGGCAAAAAGCTCTTACAGGGCGCTGTCATGGGCTCCGCGGGCGAGGGTTTCTGCTTCCTCATGGTGGGAAATATCTTTCACCCGAAGAGCGTGCTCGCACAATTCATGGCGGAGAAGGATCCGGAGACAGGGGAGCCGCTTTATATTTCCAGGATCTATCGCGCCATTATCGATGAGGGCAAGCCCACAGAGCGGCCGCTCTGGCCGGGGCTCTGGCCGATGGAGCGGCTCAGGCAAAAGCGCCGCATGATGTCCTCGATGTCATTCAACATCGAGATGATGAATCTCGTCGGCGCCGAGGATAGCCCGTTCAAGGAGGAATGGTTCAAATATTATAAACGCGATGAAATTGATTTTACCAATCACCGGGTAGCCACCGGCGTGGATCCATCTGCAAAACACGGCGAGGCGAATGATTTTAAATCCGTTGTAACTGTGAGCCTGGACCCGGAGAAAATGCTCTTCTACTGCCGCCATGCCTGGATCAGGCATGCCTCCCCGGGCGGGATGTTCCTGGCTTGTTACCGACAGAACGATGATTATGGCGGCAGGGTGGGGATCGAGGAGAACATGCTCGAGGATTTCCTCCACGAAGCCATCTGGAACTATGCCAAAGAAGCCGGTCGATACCTGCCCTGGCAGGGGATCAAGCACACCACCAACAAGGAGCAGCGGATCATCGGCACGCTCCAGTATTTAGTGGAACACGGCAAGATATTTTTCGAGAAGGGCCACTCGGATCAGGATATCCTGGTGGAACAGCTCATCTACATCCTCAACAAGAACGTGCACGACGACGGCCCCGATGGCCTGGAAGAGGCGGTGAGCATGTTGCAGGGAGGGGGGGGCGCTGTTGAATATGAAACCGTTTCAACCCGCAGGTTTGCGGGGATGAAGGGAGCGTATTAAATGGGGCTGATTGTTGATCAGTTCGGCAGAGAGATCAAGGTCGAGAAGCGGCCGGAGACCAGGGAGATCGCCGTCACCACGATCCGCGACCGGTGGTCCGGCTACCCGAGCCAGGGGCTCACCCCGGAGAGCCTGGCCACGATCTTCAAGGAGGCCGACGCCGGCAACGTCTACCGGCAGGCAGAGCTCTTCGAGGAGATGGAGGAGAAGGACGCCCACCTCTTCTCCCAGCTTCAGACTAGGAAGAACGCGGTGATGGGATTGGAATATGAAATCCTGCCCTACTCCGAGAGCGCAGAGGACAAGAAGATCAGGGATTTTGTCGAGGACGTGATCTTGAATATCCATGAATTTGATGACGCCCAGCTGGATCTCCTGGATGCCATCGGAAAAGGATTCGCCCTCTGCGAGATCAATTGGGACGTGCAGGGCAAAGAAGCCGTAATCGCGAACTTCAACTGGATCCATCAGAAGCGGGCACTTTTTTACTCCGACTATGAGAAGGGCTTCTGGGAAAAGCAGCTCGAGATGCCCCGTATCATCACCGAGGCCGAGCAGGTCAAGGGCGAGGAGATGCCCCCTTTCAAGCTTGTCTACCACAAATATAAGGCCCGCTCGGGATACGACACCCGCGCAGGCGTGCTCAGGACATGCACATGGATGTATCTCTTCAAGAATTACGCAATAAAAGACTGGGTGGCCTTTGCCGAGGTATTCGGCATGCCGCTTCGCGTGGGCAAATTCGACTCCGGAGCCAGCAAGGAGGATAAGGAGGCCCTGGTGGCCGCCATCCGCAGCCTGGGCTCCGATGCGGCCGGCATCATCTCGAAGAGCACCGAGATCCAGTTCATCGAGACCGTGAAGGCCGCGGCAAAGGAAAATATTTATAAATCCCTCGCGGATTTTGCCGACAAGCAGATGTCCAAGGCAATCCTGGGCCAGACGGCGACCACCGAGGGCACGCCCGGCAAGCTCGGCAATGAGACGGCCCAGGAGAATGTACGTTTCGATCTCATCAAGGCGGATCACGAGTCGCTCGGAAAGACGTACCGCGGCCAACTGGTCCGGCCACTTGTGGGTTTTAACTACGGTTGGGACAAGCCGCTTCCCTGGTTTATCTTCAAGCACGAGATCCCGGAAGATCTCAAAGAGCTCTCCGAGGTGTACAAGAACCTGCACGAGATCAATTTCCCGCTTGCAGCCGAGCATATATCTGAGCGGTTCAAGGTGCCCCTCCCTGGAAAAGGCGAGACCGTGCTGGAGGGACCGTCAAGTCCGATGGCGATGAAACGAATCGCGGCGATGAGGGAAAAATGGCCTGGATTTACGCCCGAACAGGAGAGGGTCGAGGGATTGGTCGAGGAAACACATAAACGCGCAGCCAGGGCCATGTCAGGGCTCCAGGAGCCCGTAAAAAGGCTCATCAAGGAGGCGGGATCCCTGGAGGAGATCAGGGATGGGCTTTATGCCCTGTACGGGGAGATGGATCAGAAGGACATGGAGGAGCTGATCGCGCGGGCCACGTACGTGGCGGAATTGTACGGGAGGGCAACCGTTGCCGAATAAGTTGCCAAAGCACATAGAATTGAAACCGCTCCCCTTTGAGGAGGCCATCGAGGCATTCAAGGGCACGGTGCCCATGACCCCGGAGGGGTTCTATGCCCTGGCGGACGAGGCCCGAGCAGCGGCATTTATGGTGAGTGGCGTCACACGGATGGATATCCTGGTGGATTTCCACAATGCGGTGGGCAAGGCCATCACAGACGGCGAGACCCTGGCGGATTTCAGGAACCGGGTGGACAACATCTTCGAGGCGCGGGGCTGGAGTGCGCCAGTTGACATGACGCCCTGGAGGCTGGAGACCATCTTCAGGACCAACGTGCAGACTGCGTATCAGACGGGCCGCTATAAGCAAATGGTGGATCAGAAGGACGCGTTTCCCTACTGGGAATATGATGCGGTCAATGATTCCCGCACCAGGCCATCCCATGCCGCCCTGGACGGTAAGATTTTCGCCGCGGACCATCCGTTCTGGGACACTTGGTATCCGCCCAACGGGTACAACTGCCGCTGCGGGGTGAACCCGGTGCATAAGTATGAAGCAGAGGGGCTGGAAATCGAGACAGAGGACCCCACCGGGGGGCTCATTGAGCCGATTGACCCGGTTACCGGCAATAAGATGCCGGCCAGGCCGCTGATCCCCGATCCGGGCTGGGGCCACAACCCGGCGAAAAGCCGGTGGCAGCCCGATCTGAACAAATATCCGAATGAATTGGCAAAGCAATTTCGCGTCGTGAAAAATCTGGATGTAGGCGGTGGCCATACTTTTCCCGGCGTTGTCGATGAGATTCGCGGAGATGTCACTATCTATCGGGATGTCGGACTTGATCCCGATGATGCTCGTTATATCAAAATGAAAAACGGGATCGGAAAAGACATTGATCGTATTACATCGAAGGTGCCCCCGGAACACCGGAAGCTGAGGGAGATTAGGATCTGGGATCGCGAAGATCCTGATAACGCATATTTCGCAAAAAAGTATCACATACCGTCATTCAAAGCGGCAGCGAGCGCGGGCCGGGATGAAATAAATTTCTATAAGGGCAGTTTAGATGGCCCTGTATCCTCGGTTAGAGGCTATTTTGCCCATGAATATGGTCATATTTATGCCCACTCAGCGTATGGATGGGCTGGCGCGCCCCAGGAGTGGGATGATCTTACTAAAAAGGAAGGCTGGGTCTCTTCATATAGCAAGGCAAGTAAAATGCTATCAGAAAATTTCGCTGATACTTTCAAACTGTTTCTCGCGGGCAGCTGGCAGCTGGATACATTCAAACTGAAAAAGGCATTTATCAAGACACTCCTGGGAAGGGGATAGATGGAAAAGGTTATTTACCTTGATGATCAGGACAACCCGACAAGTAAGGAAAAGGCCACCCGCGTGCGAATCATTATCTATGAAAAAGGGAAACGCGTGCGCGAGGTTTATGGTGTGTTAGAGCCAAAGAAAAGTTGAGGGAAATATGCCAGAGGGAAGGCAATGAAAGCGTATTTGATCTTAAAAGCAATCGAGGGCGCGCCGAATGAGTTCCAGGTGCTGCCGTTCGGCACGGTGGAGATCGAGGGCGAAGAAGATGCGTTTCTGGATGAAGAGTCGATGGATTCCATTATCGCCGAATTCACACGCCGCGGGAACGACATGGTCATCGATTACGAGCATCAGACGCTCACCGGCAAGGAGGCCCCGGCCGCGGGCTGGTTAAAGAAGTTCGTGAAGAAAGGCGCCGAGGGCTTGCATGCCGTGGTGGAATGGACGGAGCGGGCGAAGCAGTATTTTGCAAACAAGGAGTATCGCTACTTCTCGCCCGTGTTTTGGGTAAGAAAAGCGGACCGGAAGATCATCTCCATCGATCATATCGCGCTCACTAATGACCCGAAGATCAATCACCTGCGCCCCATTATCGCGAAGATGTCGAGAGATGAAGCAAAAGAGGCCCAGGAGGCCCGGAGTAAAAAATACAAGATTGCCATTAAGGAGGGGGGCCATGTGACCAGGCCCTCCGAGTGGGAAAGCGTGCCTGACGATGAATGGCTTGATCCTGTGAACTATCGGTACCCGTGTCCCGATGCGGCCCAGACGGGGGCGGCTGCCAGCTACTGGGGGCAGGAGAAGAATCAGGCACAGTACACACCCGGGGAACGCTCCATCATTACGGAGCGATTAGATAGGTTCAGGAAGAAATTCAAGATCGGTGAATACCGAAAGGAGGCAAAAGCCATGTTAGCAAAACTTAAAAAACTGTTTGTGCTGGCGGATGACGCCGGCGAGGACAAGGTGGTCGAGGCCGTGGAAGCGGTCATGGCCAAAGTCAAGAAACTCGAGAAGGGCGCTGGCGGCAAAAGCATAGTGGCCTGCAAGGAGGTCCTGGCAGCGCTCGGGCTCAAGGAGGATGCCGCGCTCGAGGATGCAACGAGGGCCGTCGAGGGCCTGAAGTCCACCGATACCGCGGCCCAGGAATTGAGCCAGCAAGTGGCAAAGCTCACCGCCAGGATCGCTGGGATGGAGCAGGGAGATCTCACCGCCCTGGCCCTCAAGGAAGGCAAGATATCCCCCGAGGAGCTGGAGAAATGGGGCAATGATCTGGCGCTCAAGAGCCCGGATCAATTCACCAAGATCGTACTCTCCAGGCCCGCCGGAAGCGTGATCCCGGTGCAGGGAATCCCGCCCGGGCCAAAAGACAGAGACGGCGCCCTGAGCGAGGCGGCCCTCACCATTGCCAAACAATTCGGCAACACCGAGGAGGACCTCAAGAAGCACGGGGGGATTCAGTAACTAAGGTTCACCGTTCCAGGTTCACCGTTCAAAGGTTAACCTCTGAACCCTGAACCCAAAAAGGAGGTTTTATCATGACAGCATTAACAAAGGATAAAAAATTGGAGTACACAGAGGGCGTCGAGCTGGCCTTTCTGGTGTTAGCGACAGCTGAGATCTTCGCTGGCTCATTCGTGTGTGTCGATGCGAATGGCTATAGCCAGCCAGGTGCAGATACCGCAGGGTTCATCTTCGAGGGCGTGGCCATCGAGCACGTGGATAACTCCCTCGGCTTAGACGGTGCCAAATCCGTAGTCCTGCGAAGGCGCGGATTGATCAAGGCGCTTTTTGGCACTGCCATCAGCATCGCGAACGTGGGAGACAACGTCTTTCTCGTCGACGACCAGACTGTGGATCTCACGGCACACACTACCAACGATATCTTCTGCGGCGTCATCGCGGGATATATCGACACCACTCATGCGTGGATCGATATCGAGCCCGCCATCCGCCAGGCAGACGTAGCCACCCACATCGCGGACGCAAGCGGGGCGCATGCGGCATCGGCCATCAGTATCGCGGATGCCGGGCTATTCACGGCCCAGACCGAGATGGAGGCGGCCCTCCAGGAGATCTACCAGCACATTATCAGCACGAAGGGGATTATTACCATTCCCATGCCCACCATCACCGACGCCGGGATCGCCCTGGCCGCGTTTGCGGATGCTGAAGATCCACTGCCCGGCTTTTGCGTGACCGCAAAGGGGCTCGGCATCAGGTGGAACGACCATGCCACGCCGACCGCGGTGGGGACCAAGGTCATGATCCCGCCAGATATGGATATCGCCGCCAATGCGGTGGTTCATATCCTGGCGGCCAAGGTCGGGGCTACTGTGGGCGATGCGACCAAGTTCACTGTGGTGGCATATAATAACGAGGTGGCCGCTCTCTATGACGCGGATGATGATTTCGGCGGCGACACCGATGCGATGGTCGGGGATGCTGATACAAAGACGGTCCAGCATGTGACCCTCACCCTGGCCCTGGCAAACCTGGCGGCCTATCCGGCGGCACTGGAGTTGACTCTCCAGCCCAAGGACGGAACGCTTGGCACCGATGATGTCATCATGCTGAGCCAGTGGATCGAGTACACGAGGAAGTTGTTAACATCATAAAGTACGTTTACCGCTTTAAGGCGTTCACCGTTGACCGTTAATCGAACGGACAACGGAGAACGGACAACGGAGAACGGACAAACGGATAACGGTTAACGAATTAAAAGGAGGATTAAACCATGTTAGTAAACAAAGCAAACATAGCAGCGGTTTTCATCAACCTGAAAACCACGTTCAACAAGGCATTCGATGCGGCCCCGGCACTGTGGCAGCAGACTACCATGCTGGTGCCGAGCGGCTCGGGCCAGAATGATTATTCCTGGCTCTCCAACTTCCCCAAGATGCGGAAGTGGCTGGGCGACAAGGTAATCAAGTCCCTGGAGGCTTTCAAGTACACTGTCGTCAACGATGATTTTGAGGCCACCGTGGAGGTGGACCGGAACGACATCAAAGATGACAATCTCGGCATCTATGCCCCCCAGGCACAAGATGCGGGCTTCAGCGCCAAGCAGCTGCCCGACGAAATCGATGCCGATCTCAAGAACAACGCCTTCACCAATCTCTGCTATGACGGCCAGTTCTTCTACGATGACGATCATCCAGTGGCAGGCGCGAGCGTGAGCAATAAGAGCACGGCTGCCTTATCTGCCGCGGACAAGGCTGGGGCAGCCGCGAGCTACGGTGCGGCCAGGCTGGCCATTATGAGCATCACCGATGATGAGGGCAGGCCCCTGGGTCTGGTTCCTGATCTCCTTGAGGTGGGACCTGCCTTGGAAGCCACCGGGAAGATTCTTGTAGAGAACGCCAAGCTCGAGGATGACAAACCCAACCCGTATAACGGAACAGCAAAGCTCCTGGTGAACCCCAGGATCACAAGCACGACTCAATGGATGCTCCACGTGACCAACCGGCCGCTGAAGCCCTTCGTCTATCAGGAGCGAGAAAAGCCGAATTTCGTGCAGCAGACCAACGAAGAATCCGACAGCGTGTTCATGAGAAAGAAGTTCCGGTTCGGTGCCGAGGCGCGGGCCGCCGGCGGGTATGGTCTCTGGCAGCTCAGTCACGGCAGCACGGGAGCTGGTTGATAAATAGAAGGTTCTAGGTTTAAGGTTCAGGGGCTAAACCCTGAACCCTGAACGGGGAACCCAACAATGGAGGTTTGTCATGATCCGGATACGAGGTAAACGGCATAACTTTCGCCGCTGCGGGATAGCTCACCCAAAGGACCCGGTGGATTACCCAAACGACCGGTTCACGGAGAAGGAGATCGAAATCCTGAAGGCCGAGAGTATGCTCATCGTGGAGCTGATCCCTGATGAGCCCGCACGGGAATCCCGAGAGCGGTCCGAGACAGAGCAGGATGTTTTTCCGAAATCTGAGCCCGAGGTAGAAGAGGAGGCGAAAATTGACATCGAGGAAAAAGCCGAGGAGGAAGCCGAGGAGGAAGCTGAAGAGATTGAAATCGGCGAGCCGCCCATAGTGCTCGCAGCCAGGCAGGCCATCGAGGCGGGCAAGGTCACCAGGGACGGGAGACCACTGGTGGAGGCGATCGAGGAGATCCTGGGACGCGATATTAACGCAGCGGAGCGGGATCGTGCCTTTGAGCAATTAACAAGTGACAAGTGACAAGTGACAAATGGCCTATTCAACGGAAACAGATATCCTGGACCAGCTGGATGAGGACATCCTGATCCAGCTCACCGATGATGCCGATACCGGCGAGGTGGATGACGATAAAGTGAGCCGTGCCATCGCTGATGCGGACGCGGAGATCGACTCCTACTGCGGTGTGCGGCACACGGTGCCATTTTCGACAGTGCCGGCGGTGATTCTCAAGCTCTCGGTCGATATCGCAATATATAATCTCTACGCCCGCCGCAAGGGAGCGCCCGAGGATAGAAAGACCCGCTATGATAACGCAATCAGGTTTCTGAAAGACGTGGCCAAGGGTCTGGCTACCCTGGGAGGGGATGATCCCGACGGAACGCCCCCGGAGTCGCACAAGCCGGATATCGATCAGGCCGACCGGATTTTCACGAGGGATAAGATGAAGGGATTTTGAGGCATGAGCGCGCGGGTGCACAAGAAGATCCGCAGGGTCGCGAACAAGAAATTCCTGGCAATGGTGCGGGCCATCGGGAAGCTCCCCTTTAGACAGAGGCTCTGGTTCGCCTGGCGCATAGTGAGGGGCGTGTCCGCCAAAGGTGGATAAAAAATGATCGGTATCAGATACAAGATTTATGATCGGGAATTCAGACAGGCCATCGACGGGCTCACGGGGAGGCTCAAGAACCTCAGCAAGCCCCTGCGCGAATGCGGCCTGGTGGGACTGCGCTCGATCAGTAAGACCTTCAAGGCGGGCGGCAGGCCCGTGCGCTGGAAGCCCAGCAAGCGCGCCAAGATGACCGGCGGCCAGACCCTGATTGACACCGCCCGGCTGCTGCGCTCCATCACGATGGAGGTCAAGGCCACGAGCGTATCCTGGGGCACGAAGCTGAAATATGCGGCCATTCACCACCTCGGCGGAACGATTCCGGCAAGGGTTGTTTTGCCCAGGAGGGCCAAGGCCCTCAGGTGGATCGATAGGCAGGGTAACGTACGGTTTGCAAAAAAGGTGCATATCCCGGCATTCACCATGCCCGCCCGGGAGTTCCTCGTGATCCAGGATGAGGATTGGCGGGTGTTCAAGCGAATATTCGCGGATTACATAACCGGCACATAATATGTCATTGCGAGCGTAGCGAAGCAATCTCATGAAGGCACTTTTAATCCGCATTAAATCGAAGTTACAGACGGATTTAACGTATGTCAGGGACGGGGACATTTTTATAACCGAGGGTGAAGGTGTGATCCCGGATCACGTGAAGTCTCCGGCAGTCGGCCTTAAGGATGGGGAGGTGCTCTACAATATCGAAACCGGCGACCAGGAGACCGATGAGCTTTTTGTAAAGGCCATAGTGTATGTGCAGCTGCAAAAGCCGGAGGCAGCCGTTATGGGTGATGCATCGACGGGACAGAAAGGAGTACTCGATATTATCGCCGACATCAAGGCTTCGCTTGATGATGAGAAATTTTCAGGCATTTACGAGGCGGCTATACCGATGTCGGAATCCGAGAGTGAGCTTATTATCGATGATGATACAAAAACAGGTTTTCAGATGAAATCAATCATCATGCGGTATATGAAATTAGTCACCTAATCGGGAGGATGCCATGAAAGTCTATTACCCAGGCCCGGGACACGAGACATACCACCCTGAGCTGGGCATGCTTGTCCCGGACAAACCATTCGATCTGGATGCCAAGACGGCCAATAGATATATCAAGTCCGGTTTGCTCAAGCGGTGTCCGGAGAATAAAAAAAAGAAGTCAGCGAAAACTGTTCGCCCTGCAAACAGCGAATCAGGAGAGCAAATCAGTGGCATTACAGCTGACGGTCAGATATTAAAACCCTGTATCTCAGACTGACAACGAAAAATAATCTTCCGATTAAAAGGAGGCAATTATGGGCACACCACTCACGGGCCGCGAGATCCTGATCGGGCTCAAGAAGGCCGCAAAGGCCGCGGCCGGATCCACCACCGTCGACGCCGACTCGGCGGCGGGTCAGAAGGTGCTGAACGTCGCTGCAACCACCGATTTCGCGGCCGGCGAGACAGTGAAGATCGGCGCGGATACTGCCAGGGAGGAGTATGGCGTGATCAATACGATCCAGGCGGGAGAATCGCTCACCCTGCACGACAATCTTACCTACACTCACACCCTGGTCCAGGCCGATCCGGTGGTCAATGACGTGGTGTGGCGATACGCGCACCCGTGCGGGGCAGGCGACGGGATCCTGATCAAATCGGAGAGCGTGAAACAGACCATCGAGGAGCTCCTCGATGACAGCCTCGGGCTCGATTTCATCCAGAGAACGGATCCCGGCAAGATCGAGGCTTCCGGGGCATTAGAGGCCTTTCTCAGGTACGAGGGCCTGGACGTGGCCATTGCGCTCGCGATGGGCGTCGCGGGCACACCGAGCCAGCAGGGCGGGACGGCGGCCTGGGCAAACGCCTACACGCTCAAAGATGATCTGACCGGGTATTTCGCAACCCTGGCCATGCTCAAGAAGAGCGATAAGGTCTTCGAGTATCCCTCGGTGAAGCTGCACGGCTTCAAGATCAGCGGGGAAATGAACGCGCCGCTCACCATCTCCTTGAGCGGCATTGCAAACAAGCTGGTCCTGGCCTCCACGATCAACACCGCGGCCACGATGGCCGCCATTGACTATCCGGATAAGGGAAACCGGATCATCTTCAACAAGGATGCCACCTTCAAGATGAACGATAAATCGGGTGCGGCCCTCGATGACAGCAACAAGATCTACCCTGCGAGCGTCGAGTTGACCTTTGCCAGGCAGATAGAGGGAGACCTCACGGCCGGCCACGAGGACATCAACGAGCCGGATGAGAATAATGTTCCGGAAGCAATGCTGACCCTGAACTTCCCGCGCTACAACGACGCCAACCATGCCTTCTTCACCGACTGGGAGGCCTTCACCGAGAAGAAGATGGAGATCTACTTCAAGGGGCCGCTCATTGCGACCACCTACTACTACGAGCTCAAGATCTCCATGCCGTGCCTCAAGGTCATCAACCCCGATGCGGCAATCGGGGGGCCGGGCAAGATCCCCGCGACCCTGAGCCTCAGGCTCCTGGGCACCGACACGGCGCCCGAGGGAATGACCGGGATCACCCTGCCGTTTCAGATCGATGTGCAGAATAAGCGGACAACCGATCCGCTCGCATAAAGGTTCAAGGGTTCACGCGCAGCGCAGGCGCTTGCGCCGCGTGAAGGTTCAAAGGTTCAGGGCTAACTCAGAACGGGGAACCCTGAACGGTAAACGATTAAAAGGAGGTAAACATGGCAAATCCATTGACAGGAAGAGAGATCCTGATCGGCCTCAAGAAGGCCACCCCGTGGGGTACGGCGGCTGCTTGTGGGGCAAACGACGGGGTCCTGATAAAATCGGAGAGCCTGAAGCAGACCATCGAGGAGCTGCTCGATAATTCCCTGGGGCTGGCCTTCATCCAGCGGACCGATGCCGGCAAAATCGAGGCCTCCGGAGGACTCGAGGCCTTTCTCAGGTACGAGGGCCTGGACGTGGCCATCGCGCTCATCATGGGCGTCGCGGGAGATCCTACCTTGCTTGACACCACCGCATACTCCAACAGCTACACGCTCGCCACAAATCTGGCCGGCCTTTTCGCCACCATCGCCATGCTCAAGAAGAGCGATAAGGTGCACGAGTACCCCTCGGTGAAGCTGCACGGCTTCAAGATCAGCGGGGAAATGAACGCGCCGCTCACCATCTCCTTGAGTGGCATCGCGGATGAGCTCGAGCTGGCTTCTGCCATCAACACCTACGCCACGATGGCCAACATCACCTATCCGGACAAGGGAAACCGGGTGATCATGAACTCGGACGCCACCTTCAAGATCAACGATGAATCCGGGGCCGCCCTGGGAGATGGCGACAAGATCTACCCAGCGAGCTTCGAGCTGAGCTTCAACCGCCCTGTCGGGGGTGATCATCTGGTGGGCTCTACCACCATCGATGAGCCGGGGGGCACCGATTTTCCAGAGGCCACGGTTACGTTGAATTTTCCGCGCTACAACGACGCCAACCATGTTTTCTTCACCGACTGGGAGGCCTTTACCAGGAAGAAGATGGAGATCTACTTCAAGGGCGCGCTCATCGAGGCGACCTATTACTACGAATTGAAGATCAGCATCCCCAATTGCAAGGTTGTCAATCCCGACGCGGCAATCGGGGGGCCGGGCAAGATCCCCGCGACCCTGAGCCTCAGGCTCCTGGGCACCGACACGGCGCCCCTGGGAATGACCGGGATCACCAAGCCCTTCCAGATCGACGTGCAGAACAAGCGGGACACGGATCCGTTGACATAATAGACAATTGTCATTGGTCATTTGCCATTGGTCATTTGTCATTGATCAATTGAAGGGAGGTAAACATGTCATACGTGGAAATCGTGGAAGATGAAGAACAGTTCGATCTTCCGATCGGCGAGAGCATCTTCCACCTCAAACGACTGGACAGCGAGGTCTACGAGAGGATCGTCAAGCAGCACACAACGACGAAGTGGCGGCGCGGCCAGCGGGTGAAGGAGACCGACGATTTCGCGGTCAACAAGGATCTGCTCGATCACCTCATCGACGGCTGGGAAAAGGTGAAATCGCCTACCACGGGGAAAGACGTACCGTGCACCAGGGAGAGCAAACTCAAGCTCCCGAGTTCGACCAAGGTGGACATCATCGAGGCCTGCGATGCGGATCATATCACCACCGGCCCTCCCGAGGGAGAGGATAAAAAAAAACAGCTTGAGCAATCTTGAGGAATACGTCCAATTCACCCTGGATTATCCCAAGCAAAACTGCACGCAATGCGAGGAGAACTACGACACCGACGGCATCGAATCCGATTGCGAGAGTTGCGGGCTGCCGGATCTATCCAGCCAGGATCAAGAGATCCTGGATCTCTACCACGAAATCAACTCACAGTTTGTCTACGATTTCCATGCCCTGGAGCTGGTCTTCGAGGTCCATGCTATCCGCTGCACCAGATCGGAGGCAAAGAAGCTCGTGAGAAAGCTCATCATGATCCACAAACTTGAAGGCACCAGGAAACCTGAACGAGAACATGGCTAATAAAGTCTACATAACCCTCGAGGTGGATGATAGAGGCACCGCGGTTGTCAAAGGCTTCGACAAAAATACCCAGAAGGCCTTCGACAACATGAAGGCCCAGGCACACAAGGCATCCACCGGCATGGGCGGCTCTTTGCAAAAACTGAAGCAGCACTGGCTCGCCGTCACCGCGGTGATGACAGTGGCGATATTGGCCGCGAAAAAAATTATCGATGTCGCCCAAAAATGGGTCGATGCCGCATCCAACCTCCAGGAGGTCACGAGCAAATTCAACGTCGTGTTTAAGGATCAGATAAAGAGGGCCGAGGAGTGGGCTGCGACTCTTGTCAAGAGCTACGCGATGTCCCGGCGCGAGGCGAAACAATACCTCGCCTCCATGCAGGATCTGCTCAAGCCGATGGGCATGGCCAGCAAGGAAGCCGGTAAGCTCTCCTATGAGGTCGTGAAGCTCGCCGCGGACCTGGGGAGCTTCAACAATATGCCCACCGCCCAGGTGATGGGCGACATCCAGTCGGCCCTGGTGGGCAACTACGAGACCATGAAAAAATACGGCGTGGTGCTCAATGCCACCGTGGTGCAGGAAAAGGCCCTGGCAATGGGCCTTGCGGGCACCAAGGAGGAGCTCACCGCGGCACACAAGGCCCAGGCAGCCTATAGCCTGATCGTCGGGGGCTCCAAGGACGCAATTGGTGACATGGCCCGCACCTCCGGGGACTACGCAAACGTCTCAAAGAAGCTCGAGGGTAAGATCGAGGATGTCTCGGCGGCATTGGGAAATAAGTTGATTCCCCGTCTCACAGACGTCAAGAAAGGCCTCATCGAGGTAATTGACCTGACTATGAAGTGGCTGGGACCCGAAAAGACGATCGCTGAGGAGCTCCTTGAAGGCTACCTGAAACGGCAGAAGAGCATCGTCGAGCGGATTGCCGAGATACGGCAGGCCTTAGTTGAGGCAACCAAAACCCCCCGGTATTTACGCGAGCTCACCGGGGAAGCAGCGATAGACATCGCTGAAACACACACTGAGCTCGTCTCGCTCAACAAAGAGCTTGCCATCCTGGAGAGGAAGATAGGTTTCGTCAGGCAGGGAATGAGCGGAGCGGCGGAAGAGAGCAAAGAATCAACTGAAAAGCTCGCAAAGCCGATGAAGGATTATCTCTATATCCTGAAAGATGCGTCCGATGAGATGGATATTATGGCAGCACAGACCCAGGACGCATGGAAGAATTATGGCGAGCTGATGGCTTCGAATGTTGCAAAGAACGAATCCTTTCTTTACACGCTGGGCGAGGTCTCCGATGAGATGGACATTCTGGAGACCCAGACCCAGGAGGCATGGAAGAATTACGGCGAAGCCCTGACTTCAGATGTCGTAAAGCCGACACAGGCATTTTTATATACCCTGAAAGAGGTCTCCGATGAGATGGACATTCTGGAGACCCAGACCCAGGAGGCATGGAACCATTACGAGAAAGGAGTCAAGAGATCGTATGCAGGCACCAAAGAACTGGCAGAGGCCGCCAGGGAGCTCTACCGGGATCTGAGAAAATATGAGGCGGACTACTATAAGTACAGCGATAAGCTCATAGAGATTCAGGCACAGCGCTATCGGGACCTGGGCATCGAGGAGGCCGCTATAGAGGTCTGGGTCACCAAGATGAAAAGGGAGGCATGGAAGGCCAGGACCCTGGCCGCAGGCTCCTTTTTTGAAGGCATGAAGGTGGGCTATGAGGACATGAAAGACGCCCAGGAGACCTGGGCGGAGCACGGAAAATACCTCTTCAATACCATAACGGACGAGTGGAAATCGGCGGTGCACGATATGGTGGACGCCTTCATCGCCGGCGAGAAAGAGAAACGGAACGTAGCCGAGATCACCTGCGACGTGCTCTCGAACATATCGGGCCGCATGGCCAAGCGCATGTTCGACGCTGCCATCGATAAGATCATCCAGCTGATCGGTGCCGAGATCGGCCTCGGTGTCTCGGGTGCCGGCGCATCGGGGGCGATGGCCGGAGGAGTCCCGGGGGCGCTGAGCCAGATCGGCATTTACCTGGCGAGCGGCGTCGGCGCCATGCTGGCAGGCAGGTTCCTGGCGGAGCAATTCCGGGCCGGGGGAGGGCCTATACTGAGCCCGTCGAAGGGATGGATCGAGCGCCACCCCGCAGGCGGCGTGATCCGGGAGGGTTCCGGGGCCACCGATGATGTCCTGCTCGGCTATACACCGGGGCTCAGGCACTGGGGCATGGGCGGCGAATATGTCATCAACCCCGAGTCCACGGCACGCCACCGGGAGCTCCTGGATCTCATCAACCGGGACCGGGGCCTGGCCACCGGCGGATATCTGGACCGGCGATATCAGGAGGGAAGCCAGATCGACTGGCGGCTCGCAGCGGATATGCTGGCGATAGGAGGGGCGGGTACGGCCGCACACGGTTTCGTCAAGGGAGGCCCTCCCGGGGCCTTAGCCGAGCTCATCACCTTTTTTGCCGTGGCGGTCCCGGCCATGTTCGCCGGCAAGCTACTCGCCAATCAATTCAAGGCACGGGGCGGCCCCGTCGATATGGGCCACGGGCTGGGCGATTTCATTGGAGACATCGTCGGCACCGTCACCTCGCCTCTCGAGGGCCTTCCCATTATCGGCGACGATATCAGGGCCATCAACGACTATCTGAAGAAGCGGCTGGGCTGGCTCGAGGGCATGATGGATCCGGAAGAGCTCTGGGAGCATGTCCTGACTTTGATCCGCACGCCCCTGGAAGCGGTGGCCAGGGATCTGGTCACACCGGGGAAATACTACTCCAATCCCCTGGATACGATCGGCAGCGTGCTGGATCTGCTCAAAAAAGAAACCGAGCCGGAGCGGGAGCTGCTCAGCGAGCTGCTCAGCTTCCAGCAGGGAGGCCTGGCCACCAGGCGCTCGGTGATCGGAGAGAGAGGGCCTGAGTGGGCGGTCCCGACTTACGAGCCGGAGCGCTCGCGCTTCCTGCGGGATGTGGGAATGGAGCCCGAAAGGCTCGCCCGGGCATTGGCCGAGCAGATGGCCGGGGCCGAGACCGAAACCCACATCCACCTCCACATGGACGGCCGCGAGGTCACCCACGTGGTGGCCCGGCGCGCCGTGGGGGACCGGGATGTGCAGAAACTCTTTGCCAAAGCCCTGAAGATACCGGGCTAGGGGAATCCAATGGCCGAGAAAGAGATGTACGACTACCTGACCGTGAAGACCCCGGACAACGACGTGACGCTGTCAACCCCGAAGCCGTGCGAGGTTATCGAGGACTGCGGCAGGAGCCAGGTAATCCATCCGGGAGACGATGGATCAGAGGAGGTAATCACCCGCGACCCCGATGTGGTGTGCTATGCCACGGTGCTCTTCCCCGATCGTTTGAACGCCTCCGATGCGGGGACCATCCTGGATTTCTATCTCTCGGACACCAAGGGCAACTGCATGGCCGAGAGCTTCAAGTGGGAGCACCCCTCGGACGGCCATACTTACGTGGTGAAATTCCGGTCCGACGTCACCAGGATGCTGAAATATACGATCTTCGGGTTTCCCCATATCAAGCTCAAGGTGATCGGGAAGATAGCCGACTGATGAGGTTCAGGGGTTCAAAGATTCAGGGTTGAGAGGCTTAAAGGTGCAGAGGTTTAAGGGTTTAACCTTTGAACCCTAAATCCTGAACGGGGAACCCAGAACCCTGAACGCTGAACCCAGAACGGAAAACGATGTTATCATTAGATGGGACACAGCAGGCAATCGTCGATGCCGACAACAAGGATGAGGTCTCCTGGCTCTTCGAGGTGGACCGCAATGGCAACGGCACTGTCGATTACTACTGGTCCACCAAGGCCAAGACCTGGAGCGCCCAGGCCTACACCTTCAAGGTAACCGATTTCAGCCCCATTTCGATGAAGCGGAATCGCTCCGAGGACGGCATCATCACGCCCGGGGAGTTCTCTTTCACTATCACCAACAAAGATAATGCCCTCTCGCCCGGTGATTTCTCGGGCGGCAATGTCACCGTCAAGCTCGTGATCAAGGCCGGGGCAGACGAGGCGGTGATCCGTACCTGGAATTTCGACTTCGTGGGGATCCCCGAGGCTGCGGAGCAGACCCTGGTATTTCGCTGTCGCGACTGGCTCCAGAAATATCTCGAGGGCTCCTGGTCCAATACCCCCTTGATCCATTACCTGTTTCCACGCAAATACGCGGCCGACGGGGGGGGTAAGAAGAGCAGGTTTAACGTCACCGTAGAGGCATCCAATGCCTGCGTGCCGGTGATCTTGGGGAAGCCCACCATCCCGATAACGCCCATCATCAACCAGAAGATCACCAACGGCAGCATGGAGAAGAACGCAAACTGGACTGCCGTGGGCACCCCGGTGATCTGCCAGCAGAGCTCCGCCCAGGCACACGGCGGCACTTACTCCTGGTATGTCTCCGCGGATACCGCCGGCGACGGCGTGAAAGGCGCGACCTTTCCCACCAACAACGGGTATCTTTATAATGTTGTCTTCTGGGTGTATTCCGCCGAGGCCCACGCCTGGGACGTGAAGGTTCGAAAAGGGGATAACTCGGGCTGGATAACCGCTACGGGACTTTTCGTTACCAGGCCGAACACCTGGACGAGATTCGAACGCAGGTTTCTGGAGGGCGCCGCCTCGGAAGGCCCCGGGGCCTACGTACAGTTTGAGGCCCATGAGGACGGCGCGCGCGATATCTATATCGACGATGTTTCCATCATCGAGCGCTTCTATCTGGTGGGTCCCGATACGCCCACCTATACCTATCATGATGTCCGGAACCTGCCGCCGTTCGGCTCTCAAAGATACAAGTGGTGGGATTACAACGCGAAAGAGAAGAATCTCACCGGCACTGACGGCAACAGCTACCACGTCATGCAGGTGATATTGACCGATGCGGATGGTGACGGCATATCCGATAGCAACCTGGTCTACCGCGAGGGCGACCGGTACCTGCCGATCGGACTCCAGTATACCCGAGACGATACGAGCGGCATAACGAATCCGGGCGATGCGCTTGATTATATCCTCCAGGATTTCGGCATCCCGGCCGCCAGGATCGATGCCACCACGCTGGCCACCGTGAAATCTACGTACTCGGGCTGGGGCCTTACCTGGAACGCGGGTTTCTGGTTTCAGGAGCCGAGGGAGGAGATCCTGGCCAGGCTCCTGGTGATGTGCCACACCGAGCTTATCATCAGGGATAAGATCTACTTCAAGGTCCACTCAAAGACATCCCAGAAGACGATCACCAAGGCCCACGTGCAATCCCAGGAGGAAAAGGGACCTAGTAGCTTCGAGTATCACAGCATCCAACTGCCCGAATTGAGCGACTCGGGCTACGTGGCGTTCGAGGACGGCGACGGATGCCTGAGCAATCTCATGAGCTGGCCTGTTTCGGTCAAGGGCGTCTATGATCATCGCTCCGACGCGGTGGTACGCGCCGATTACGTTCAGAATTCCCAGAATGCGCAGAGGATCGGGACCCTGGCCCTCCAGCGGAAATTTCTGCCGATGGCCGATGCGTCGTTTCTCGGCAAGGGGATCCTCCTCGCCCTGGAGCCCGACGATGTGATCACCCCCAGCCATGCCGACTACGGGGGCACCTACCAGGTGCTCATCGATTCCATCGAGTTCGGCAGGGATCTCGATGTGGCGATTGAGGCCACCCGGTTCAAGGAGGCCCTCGATGATTGGGGCGATCTCGCGCCCTCCGCGGTCTCCCTGCCCGACGATGATGATTCATGCAGCGTCTATGAGGTCATGGTATCCGGCCCGGATGGGCTCGGCGACTCCGGCAATCCTATGTGCAACGTGATACCCGGCAGATTTCGGATAGGGCAAACCGGAAACTATATCCTCTTCGATCCCTCCAGGCCGATCCAGCATTTCGTCGAGGGCGGGGTCGTCCGCATGAAAATAGGGGATCTCGGCACCGAGGATTACGGCATCGAATTCCTGGATCATGCCGGGATTTCCATCCTGAAGCTCGACGGCGCAGGAGGTAATCTGCTATCGGGCTGGTCCCTGAGTGAGCATAAATTTACGTGCCAGAGCGGTCAGGTGGGCCTGAATGCCGAGGTGACCGAGGACACCGACTGGCGCATCTGGGCGGGACACGCTACCCCGGGATCCGCTCCCTTCCGGGTGGATGAGGCAGGCAATCTCTACTGTAGCTTGATCCATGCCATCGGCGGAACTATCGGCGGCTGGACCGTCGGCGCCACCACGCTCGCCTCTGAGAATATCACGCTGGATTCCGACAACGATAAGATCACGGTCAATGGTATCACCATCGACGGGGCGAATAACCGCATCAGGAGCGCGAATTACGTATCCGGATATATGGGCGCAGGCTTCACGCTTGAGCCGGATCTCCTGGAAGTGGGAAATGCCGCGATCCGGGGTATCATCAGGACCGCGGTATTTCAAAAGGATATCATCAGTGCTGTCGGAGGCAATCTTGCCGTGATCCCTTCCGATGTGCTCGCCGCCGATATGACCGCCGAGGATGCCTCCACTCTTACCATCGAAGGAAATGAGACTTTCGCCGTAGGGGATCTCCTTAGGATCAAGGACGCAGCGGATGACGAATGGATGCAGGTCACCAACATCGCGGCAGCTCCCATCTATATGGTCACCAGGGATAAGGCAGACTCCTACGGGGCGGATGCAAACCCTGCGTGGAAGAAGGGTGCGGCCGTGGTGAACTATCTCCGGGCCGGCCAGAGCTTCATTTATATCACCGCCTCGGAGATCAATGCCCCCTATCTCGCGCTGATCACCCACGCGGGCTCGCCCTGGACCAGCCTCACTACCAGGTTTAGAGTTGGCAACTTAAACGGATATTTAGGGTATTCTGCCGATATTTACGGAATCGGCATTGGCAGCAGTGCAACGGGTAAAGCTAACCTCACTTTTGATCCCACGAACGGAATAAGGCTGAGGATAGCGACCGCGGATAAGATCGTGCTCGATAACGCTGGCAATGTGTATATAGCGGGTACCGTTAGGATTGGTGGGAGCGGCGCCGTATTAGCCTCCTCTATTGACGGCTGGAAACACGCTATCGATGCCACCAAGATCGACGGTGGGAAAATCTACACCAATACGATTATAGCTGCACAGATAAAAGGCGCTGATTTCGGCACCCTGACTATCACGAGCGGGAAAATCGCCATCAATACGGCAGACGCCCTGGAGATCCAGGCGGCTGGGAATATCAAAGTGCTGGCCGGTGGCGATATTATTATGAATCAGGGTGATGCTGATCCTGCTCTTATTAAATGGGGGACTGTGCATAATTTTGGGGCGGGATTCATTGCATCAAGAGGGTTGTGTCTATGGCCTACTACATCAGATCAGGATTATTTTTATATTGGGTACGATCCTGTAAATGAAGTTGTGAAAAGATACAAATATTTCTATGCGTATGCAAATCGGATTTATTTTAATGCCACTCAGGATGCCACTCACTATGCTGAGATATATTTGTATACTGCTGCTGCTGCCGGTTGGGTACAATTAAGAGCACGTTCAGGTGGTGATCATATCCAAGTAACCCTTGATGGTGGTGCGCTTGCCTTTTATCCGACTGGCAATCTCATTAGTTTAGGAAAAGTAGGCGCTAAATGGGTGGATGGCTTTTTTGCGGGTAATTTGGTGGTGGATGGGGTTGTCCGTATTGGAGGTGTCGGGTCAGCTAAAGTCAACATTCATTCTGCCACAAACACCAATCCAATTTTGATCTATGAGGACACCGACGACAGTATAACACATAATTTTATAGTTGATGCAAATGATGGTGGTTCTATCGGCTTATACGCTAATGGAGGGATCTGCACTATTTTATTGGTTGGTGCGGCGGGGACAGGTAATTTTACAGGCTGCGTCGCAGACGGAACTTGTGAGATATTTACTGAGGATGCCCTGGTAGTAATAGCTGATATAATGAGAACCGGAAGCGGAAAATTCGATGAATTTGGACATGAACACTTTGATATGAGAAAGTTGTTCAAAAAATATCCCTACCTTATTATGCAAAGTGAAATGGAAATAGAGGATAGCAAGAAAGGCCCTCGCTATTTTGACAGACTTGGTGCAAAGTCTGATCTTCTTTATCGAGCAACGATGCAACTTAAAGAACAAAATGACTTCCTCAAGTGCGAAATCACACGGCTTGAGGGATTGATTTCGAAAATTAGTAGAAATGACCGCTTAGGGTCATAGGAAAGGAGAGGATATGGGCGATAAAGCCAAGAGTAAGGCCAAGGCCGAAAATAGGGAGACCATCAAGATCAAGAATAGGTATTTCGAGGAAAGGGTCCTGGGGCCCATGAGGCAGGATGGATCGCAGCTGGTATCGAGGAATTTCCAGTCACTCATGGATAAAAAGATTTTCCCCCATGAGTATAAGCCGAATTGGTGGGTCGGGAGAGCTTTTGATAAGATCGTCCAGGAGATGAAGGCTTATATTAAAGCGCGCCAAGATCTCATCCGTCAGTATGCCAAAAAACACGAGAAGGACGGCAAGGAGACAGACGAGAACGGAAAGATCATCAAGGAGTGGAAGAAAGGTGACCCGATGTCCTTTGCCGATGGGACCCCGGTTTGGGAGGATTATGATGCCTTCGTGAAGGATTTGGAGGAGCTCCAGGAGATCGAGATCGACCTCGGCATCTGGAAGATCGAGTTCGACCCGGAGAAAGGGCCTGACTCCACGCCGGGAGAGGACCAGATCCTCATCCCACTCCTCAAGGAGCCACAGGAAGGCAAAGAGAAAGACCAATAATTTCGGATGAAAAAGGAGCAAGCAGGGAGAATTTGCCTCTCCCCACCGATCCCATTTTTGGAAACGGGATCATCCCATTGCCGGGACTGCTCCTAAGACAAGACCATTTAAGCAGAAACGGCACTGGTTGTAAAGGGAGAGGCATACATGAACAGTCCTTTAAGCTATGTAGGAGGCAAATCACGGCTGGCCAGGCAAATTATAGAGCGGTTCCCCAAGCACACTTGTTACTGCGAGGCATTCGCCGGCGGGGCCTGGGTCTTTTTTAAGAAGGAGCCCTCCAAGGTGGAGATTCTCAACGATAGGGATGAAGACCTGGTGAACTTATATCGGATCGTCCAACAGCATTTTGAGGAGTTTGTGAAGCAGTTTAAATATATGGTCATCTCCAGGAAGATCTTTGAGATCCTGAAGCATCAGGATCCCTTCACACTGACCGATATCCACCGGGCGGTGAAATATTTTTACCTGCTCAAAACAAGCTTCAGCGCACGGCTCAATAAGCCGGGATTCGGCTACGGGACAGACAGTCCCTCGCGGCTCAACCTCTTGACCCTTGAGGAGACCATCCTTGAGATGCACTGGCGCCTGGCCAGGGTAACCATCGAGAATCTCGACTGGAGGGATTGCATCAACCGGTATGATCGCCCTCACACGCTATTTTATCTGGATCCTCCTTATTATCAGGCAAAAGACTATAGGTATAACTTTAAGGAGGAGGATTTCGTCGCTCTAGCGGCCATTTTGGGCCAGATAAAGGGTAAATTCGTGCTCTCCCTCGGTGATCATCCTCTAATGCGGAAATTCTTCAAATCGTTTAAAATAGAGCAACTCACAGTGAAATATAGCACGGCCAGGAAAGAGGAGAGCAAAGGCAAGCCCAGGCAGGAACTATTGGTAAATAATTTTGGTTGAAAAAGGGCCTTAATAGGCAGTTTTTCAACCGTTTAAGACCCATTTAATCGATGAATTGATCGCCGAATTGAACGGCGATCTCATCGATTTTCAAGTGTGATTATAACCTGTCGATCCGGAGTGCCCGGATTGAACAGGTCTTTTGCGCCCTGATCCAACCCGGCCGATTTGAGTCGCACCTTGTGTTGCAACGAGTCGCACTTTGCGTTGCAATTGTAAAAAGAAAAGGATAACAATCTACGGTGATTACGATGCAGATGGAGTGACCGCAACAGCTCTACTGGTCGATTTTTTCTCCAGATTGGACACCCCGATTTCCTTCTATATCCCACACAGACTTGAAGA